CTAGGAGGCAAAATGGAAGGCTTTTTATTAAAAGTTGGAAATTCAGAAATCCCAAACGTATACATAAGCAAAGGCACCTATAAAGCAGCCTGCGACAAGATAATCGCGGGCTCTTATCAGGACGGAGAAGGCTCGGACCATTTCGACGTATATCCAAACAGAAAGCTTAATGTCGAACTTAAGATTTCAGACTGCACCGAAGATATTTATATGAGCATCTTGTCATTGATAAGAGCGAACTTTTTAAACGTTAACGAAGAAAACATAATTGTTACTGCATGGGTTCCAAAACTTGGGACTCATGTAGTACAGGAATGTATCTTTGAGGATGCCTCGCCTAACATTTACGCGATAGTAAACGGGAAAATCATTTATCAGGACATAACTCTTAAGTTCAACGGAAAGGGCGGAGCCGTTAATTTAACTCCTCCGGCTCTTTAAGGGAGGCCGCAATGATAAACGGATATTTAAACTTTTTCGGAGACTCCATAGTAAAAAAATGGAAAGTAAGTTGCACCGATGCAACTTTTGAGAACAGAGACATAATTGAATTAACCTTTAATGAGGCAATCTGTTCAGAGTCTCAGTTAGCCTGGGGAGCCTCCGAAGCTTCATGTATGATCATGAGGACAACAGGCCTCGGCGGATCTCTTATAGGAAAGTGGTTAAATGTCACCTGTACAGTTAATGACGTAACTTATCAGATCGGAAAGTACAAGGTACTGACAGACGTTCCGAACGGAGCCAGGACAGAAAGAACAATCACAGCGTATGATGCTTTGTACGACATTATAAATTCAGACGTTGCCGAATGGTATAACACTTTGCTTCCGAACGACAACAGCACAACCACGATCGGAGCATTACGCCATTCTCTTATGCAGCATTTCGGGATAACCGAGAATGAAGTCACGCTTGCAAACGATTCAGTCACAGTTGCAAAGACTTTGGCCACGAACGTATTAAGCGGCAAAGACGTAATGCGGGACATTTGCGAAGCCAACGGATGCTTCGGCCACATTGACCGAAGCGGAAAATTCAGCTATGTGTTCTTACCGAAAAGGCAGCAGGTATTATTTCCTGAAGAAGACCTTTACCCAGGGCAGACTCTTTATCCAAACGGAGGTTTTAATGATTTTATAAGCGTTGACAAAAGTTATGTCGTAGCAGGCGGAACAGATTCAACGTATATGTGCGAGCCTGTTACTAAGCTTAATATAAGATCAACCTCGGCCGACGTAGGCGTTACAGTCGGAGACGGAGACAACGCTTTCATTATCGAAGGCAACTTTTTGTTAATGGGTAAAACTCAGGAAGAGCTTGAGACAATCGGCACAAGGATCTTAGGCATAATCTCAGACGTTACCTACAAACCTTGTAATTATACCATAGTTGGTAATCCCCTTCTTGAAGTTGGCGACGGTCTCACCATAAGGACAGGGCAGGCTACTGTATATACTTTACTTTTGCAGAGAACACTTAAAGGTGTACAGTCTTTAAAAGACCAAATCTCGGCAGCAGGCCTCGAAAAGCAGATTGAAAACGTCAACTCCGTAGAGTCTCAGATCAAGCAGGTAAGAGGCAAGACGAACGAGCTTACAAGAACGATAGACGAAACAAGAAGCGCTCTTACTGATCTTGACGAAGAAGTAGCTTCAGAGTTCTTGCAGACGGCTCAAGCGATAAGCGCAAAAGTTTCAAAAACAGGCGGAACAGCGGACGGCTTTTCTTGGGAGCTTACAGATTCGTCCTGGGTAGTTAAGTCGGGGGATACTGTACTTTTTAGCATTGATGCAAACAATGTAAAAATATCAATGAAAAATCAAAATGTCACCATTGACGACACAGGAATAGACTTTACTCAAAACGCTGCTATTAAGTGGAACGGCCTTAACTGTGTTTATATAGCCGGAGGTTATTATAATTTCGGCCATATGAATTTTCAGAACCTTATTCTCGGAAGTAAAGTTTTTATTGGAAACGGAAGCATGGGGAGATACGTTGATGATTTCACAGTTTATTCAAGAAACGGTATGTATGTAACAAATGGATACGGAGCCGGATCGTCGGGAATAAGAATCACACATCAGGCAGTCGGAAGCATTACTATGACTTCGGGCTCATGCAAATTTAATGCGACAAGCCTAGGATTTTTCAGCAAGACACCGATAAGCCAGCCAACCATATCAAGTGAATCAGGTAGCTCGGTTTCGGTTTCAAAATTCAATCAAGTAGTTGCCGCACTTCACAATCTTGGACTATGTAGAGACACTACAGTACACTAGGAGGTAATATGGAAGAGTTTAGAAATCAGCTGATCGCAGTCTTTCAAGGCTCACAGCTCCCGCTTGAGGCTAAGTATTACGTTCTTAAAGACGTATTTAGGGACGTAACAGAAGGCTATTATGGCGAGCTTGAACGAATAAAAAAAGAAAGCGAGGCGAATGAAGATGCAAAAAGCGTATGTTAGACAGAACTTTGTAAACGGCACCGATCCGGCACTCGACGAAGTTGACATGAATAAGATCGACTCCGGCCTTAGCGAAGTAGACGACAGAGTCATATTACTTGACGGCTCCAAAGCTGACAAAACACAGGTTTTTGCTTGCATAAATAGCATAATTTACACGATAAGCACCGGCATATTAAGAATTACATATGTCAGCGGAGCCGTTCAGGATGTAAATCTCGGACTTAATAACGTGGCACTTTCAATGAGTCCTTTAGGAGTAATCACAATGCAGGACTCCGAGGGCAACACATACACATGCGACTTAAGAGAGATAATTAATTCAGATCTCTCGGAGCTTGGAGACGTAAACATAACCGATCCTGAAGACGGTCAGGTGCTTAAGTATAATGCCGAGACAGGTAAGTGGGAGAACGGAGAAGGCGGACTTGGCACAGCAGTCTCCTACGAGGCTCAGACCTTAACCGATTCACAGAAGGCGCAGGCAAGAAGTAATATTGACGCGGCATCTCAGACAGGGCTAAATATAACCGGGGCCAAAAATCTGATGCCTAAATTTTGGAGTACTCAAACAGTTGGAGGAGTTACTTTCACAGCAAACGAGGATGGAAGCGTTGTGGTAAGTGGCTCAAACACTTCGGGCTCGGTCGTTTATATGCCGTTATCTCCAGCATGGCAGACAGCAGCTGGAATAAGTTGGCTAAACGAGCTCATCGGGAAAGAAATAACATTCACAGATGATTGCGACAATAATTATATAAATACAATAATAAACACATTTGTTAGTGGCGAGGGGAGAAAACAACTTATATCGGCTCCGACAACTGCTGTTATTTTAAGCGGCTTTAATATTTGGGATGCTTACATAAGCGTTGATACAGGAGCCTCATTTAGCGAGCCCGTCACAGTGAAACCGATGATTCGCATTGCAACCGACACAGACGATACTTATGAGCCATATGCAAAAACAAACAAACAGTTGACTGAAACAGAGTATAAACCGACTACGGATATATATGATTCATCAGTAACATATGCGCCAAACGATAGCACAAAGCCAGCATATTGTATATTTGAAAATAAGCTATACAAAAACATCTTGCAGTGTAGCGGAGTCTTACCGACAAATACAACTTACTGGCAGGAGACAAACGTCGGGAAAGAAATTCTTTCGATAAACAATAGTTTATCGAAATTTTCCGAAACGTTACTTTATGAGGGTAACATTAAAACTGGTGACGTAATCACTCTTGCTGAAAACCAAAATCATTTCAAATGGATAGTTTTAGACTTTAGTAATCTAAAATACTTTGCTGCTAACTCAACTTACGGGATATCCGGAAACTATGCGCCTTTAAACTGGCATCAGATCACTCAAATATCATCTTATTTAGTAATCAGGAGCGTCGCTACATGGACAACTGGCGCAACTGCGATGCATATAGGAGCAACGCTTCAGGCTAATTTAGACACCACTGGCATGGCGTACTTTTCAACTGCGGAACAGTTCGCCGTTAAAATATACGGATATAATTAAAGCGGATCATTGGTTAAATATATAATTATAATATCTAAATAACCTGCGCTATCAGCAGTGTTATATCGGATAGCCATTGTTACATCGTCGTCGTTAAAAAGCATAGCAGTTCCACAATTACCCATAGGCGAAACAATTATACCAGCTGTTGTAGCTATTGGCTTAGGTAAAAAGTCTGAACAAAGTGGACTTACTGAAAAGGTGTCAGTTGAAGCTTTATTAACTCTCGATGTAAAAGTAACCATCTTGCCATATCTTGTAAGATATGTCCCTTGAAGGCTCAAACCGCTCGCCGTAGCAAAAGCGTTTTTAACGTCGGTATAACTATACTTTAAACTATTGTTTAAGAAAAAGATTTAAGGAGGAAAAAAGCATGAGATATTATGTCTTAGCGATTCAGCACAACAAAGAAAAGGACGCAGAAAACAGAACAGCACCAAAAGCCTACGATAAGAGAGACGATGCAGTTGCAGAGTATCACAGACAGCTTTCAGTCGACATGAAAAATGAAACTCTCGACAGCACTCTTGTAATGCTTATCAATAGCACCGGCGCAGTTGAAAGAGTTGAGACTTGGACAGAAGGGCTTCAGCAGACTGCACCTACACAGTAAAACAAAGCGGCTCTAACTTTCACAGGTTAGAGCCACAAAATAATATTTAGAAAGGAATTGGCTTATGAAGAATACACTCAACATTAAGGGCGCGATAGGCGTGATAAAAGGCTTATGCGTTCTTGTAGGTGGCACTCTTGGCAGACTTCTTGGGGGTTGTGACAAAATGCTTATCATACTTTGCTTACTTATATGCCTTGATTATGTAACGGGTATCATGAAAAGCGTATATAAAAAGAAATTATCAAGCGAGATCGGATGGCGAGGCATCGTCAAGAAAGTAATGTTTTTAATCATTGTAATGGTGGCTTATTTAGCGCAGCAAGTTTTCGGCAATGCCGTACCGCTAAGGGAAATGACGATATGTTTCTTTATAGCGAATGAAGCGCTAAGCGTTTTGGAGAACGCCGCCGCTATGGGAATACCATTACCGAAGAAATTATTATCAGTTTTAAAGCAGCTGCATGACGACTCAGACGAGGGTAAAATGCCATATAATGAAAAGCCTAAAAATGAGCCACCCGAAGGGGTGAGTTAATGATTACCACAAAGGATATGTATTACAGAAAAGCTCTTAAGCTTTCCTATTCCTCAGTAAAGCGCGATAAAGCGAAGGCTGTCAAGTTTATCGTTATTCACAATACAGGGAATAAGGGCGACAGCGCAAAGAATAACGTTGATTTTTACGCTTCTTGGAACGAAGACGAAAGAGGCGCACACTTCTTTGTTGACCAGGAAGGACTTATCGGACGGTCAATACCGATGGAGTTAACTGCGTGGTCAGTTGAAGGGCCGGGGAAAGGCAACATGTACGGAATAGTAAAAAATGTAAATTCCATCAGCATAGAGCTATGCGATATAGTCACAAAAGACCCTTCAGACAAGATGGTTAAATCTGTTAGAGAGCTTATAGCTTTCATTCAAAAATATTGCCCTGAAGCGACTACGCTTGTAAGGCATTACGACGTAACGACGAAAAATTGTCCTGCACGCATGATCGATAACGATAAATGGGGAGCTTTCCTCAATCGTCTCGGATATGTGCTTGTAGGTGTAAAAAGGTGATTCCCCCTATAATATATTTACTCCCCGATGGCCCCGGCGAAATGCCGGGGTTATTTTTGTGGCCTGAGCGCTGGCTATAAGCTTCATAAAACCGCATAAATAGGCTGTCTTTTCAAGCCTTTTAATCAAGGTGTCGGGGGTTCGAATCCCCCGTGTCTCATTTGTCTAAGGAAACCCGAAAAGCCCTGCAGTCTCAATGATTGCGGGGCTTTTTAGGTTTTAAAAATCTTTAATTTTCCAAAAATAAAAAAGGGAATTTAGGGGTATTTAGGGGTATTTTAGTGGCTATTTTAGTGGCCACTTTTTT